CTGGTAATAAATTAGGTGAGTCTAGAGAGAATCCTACGATGCCCTCCAGACTATTTCAATATAAGGTAAACATTCCTGAAGTTGGTGAAACTATTGTCTTTGCAAATTCTCCTGCAGAATTGAGGCAGAAACTCCGCCTTCTTATCAATCCTCGTTACAGAGGTGATATTAGTATTGAAAGAATCTTCCCTGGCGATGCTGGTAAGTTTTTTATGGACAAGCGTCAGAAAGCACTTCGCAATGTCAATGAGAATGAGCAGCAGATGAAGAATCAAATGGCAGCACAGAAGATTGCCATGGAAAAGAAAAAAATTAATATGAAAAAAATGGAGTTGCAAAAGCAACTTCAGATGAAGACACAACAAATTAAAAAGCAGGCTCGTGCTGGTGCTGAGCAGGATGCGACAAAATAATGGCTTTCGGTCTTGGTAAACTTCAGGTATTAGAATCTAAACTTGACATCTACGAGGACCTCTCTAAAGAGATGTTGGACAAGTTAGAGCGTGCTGTCACGACTATCTCTGACAACAGTAATAAGATTGCAATAGTATTGGAAAGACATGAGAATCGCTTGGATGAAAGTGAAAGAGCAGATCAACTCATCCTCAAGATGATGGAAGAGATGAAGGATCAGGAAGAGAAAAATCATAGAATCCTTCATGACAGAATTGATAGAATACAAAAGAAAGTAGATTCAAATCAAAAATTTGTTATTGGTGTTACCGCTGTGCTGACCACCCTTGTGGCAGTGTTACAAGTGGTCCCACCAATGGTCAAAATGTTGACACCACAAATGCAATCAAGTATGATAGGCACTGAGGTCGTTAGGTCTATCGGTTGATTGATGTCGTTTACGCTAACCTAGTTTCTTCTCGCCTTGAGAAGTTTAAACAGGTTAGGAATGGAGTGTACACTTTTCGATGTCCCTACTGTGGTGACTCTGAGAAGTATCGAAATAAGACAAGGGGATACTTCTTCGCAAAGAAGAGTGGACTGGTCTTCAAGTGCCATAACTGTGGCGTGGGGAGGTCGTTTGCAAACTTCCTGAAGGACAATGCTAACGATCTTCACGATGAATATGTCATGGAGCGTTACAAGCAAGGTCTTACTGGTAAAGGTCGTAACGTTGCAGATCCAAAGTTTCAATTTGAAAAACCCAAATTTGTAAAAAGCCAAACAGATTTACCAACTGTGGAATCACTAAATAGTGATCACCCAGCGAAAGGTTATCTTCTCGGTCGTGGTATTCCAGAGAAACATTTCTCGGAATTCTATTATGCAGAGAAGTTTTGTAAGTGGGTAAATACCCAGAAACCAACATTCAAGAATGTCAAGAAGGATCACCCCAGAATTATTATTCCTTTCATTGACACAGACGGAAGTTGGTTTGGTTTTCAAGGCAGATCCCTGTCACCAAATGATGATCTGCGATACATCACTATCATGCTAGATGAGGATCGCCCCAAAGTATATGGACTCAATAAAATCAAATCCGAATCCACTGTCTACATTGTCGAAGGTCCATTCGATTCACTATTTGTCGAAAACGGAGTTGCGATGTGTGGGGCTGATGTTGATGTCTCCAGTTTTAATTGGGATTCTGTCTATATTTTTGATAACGAGCCTCGCAACAAACAAATATGCGATCGAATATCGAACGCAATCGACCGAGGTGATAAGGTAGTTATCTGGCCAACAAACCTTATCGAAAAGGATTTAAATGATATGGTCCTTGCTGGACACGATATAAGAAATTTGGTAGAATGTAGTGTCTACCAAGGGTTAGAAGCAAAAGTAAAGTTTACTGAATGGAAGCGAGTATGAGTAACGGTATCAAAGTCGTAAAACGAAATGGCGAAACCGAAAAACTGAATCTGGATAAGATTCATACTATGGTTGAGCACGCTTGCAAGGGTCTTGCTGGTGTATCTGAGTCACAGGTGGAGATGAATGCTGGTCTTCAATTCTTTGATGGGATTGAGACCAAAGATATTCAGGAGATTCTTGTAAGGTCTGCTAATGATTTGATCTCCCTGGAAGCACCCAACTATCAATTTGTTGCTGCTCGTCTTCTTTTGTTTGCACTGAGGAAGCAGGTGTATAATGGTCATCCTGATGATCGTCCTAGTTTGTATGAGCATGTAAAGACTTGCATCGATCGGGGTGTATATGATTCTGCTATTCTAAACAAGTATAGCGATGAAGAATGGAGCAAGTTAAATAGTTACATCGATCACGAGCGAGACTATCTCTTTACCTATGCAGGTATGCGTCAGGTTGTAGACAAGTATCTTGTCCAAGATCGTAGCACTGGGGAGATCTATGAGACCCCACAATTCATGTATATCATGATTGCAGCGACTTTGTTTCAGGACGACGATCCTTTCTATAGACTCGATTATGTCAAACGATACTACAACGCAATCTCAAAACACAAAATCAACATTCCCACACCTGTCATGGCAGGAGTGCGAACTCCACTTCGACAATTTGCAAGCTGTGTTCTTGTTGATGTTGATGACACCCTCGATAGCATCTTTACTAGCGACATGGCTATTGGTCATTACGTTGCACAACGCGCAGGAATCGGCATCAACGCAGGTCGCATCAGGGGTATCAACAGCAAAATCCGAGGGGGAGAAGTTGCTCATACGGGCGTTGTCCCTTTCCTCAAAAAGTTTGAATCAACTGTCAGATGCTGCACTCAAAATGGCATCAGAGGTGGATCAGCAACTGTCCACTTTCCAATCTGGCACCAAGAAATCGAAGACATCCTAGTCCTGAAAAACAATAAGGGCACTGAAGATAACCGTGTGAGAAAACTGGATTACTCTATTCAGATTTCTAAAATTTTCTATGAGCGATTCATTAAGAATGAGCACATCACTCTCTTCTCACCTCACGATGTGCCTGGTCTTTATGAAGCATTTGGCACTGATGGTTTCGACGATCTATATCGTGCCTATGAGGGAGATCCTGATGTCCCTCAGAAAGCAATTCCAGCACAAGAGTTGATTCTGGATCTTCTGAAGGAGAGAGCAGAGACTGGTCGTATCTACATCATGAATATCGATCATTGTAACTCTCACTCTTCCTTTAAGGACAAAGTGAATATGTCCAACCTGTGTCAAGAGATCACGCTACCCACTGATCCCTTGCAGCACATTGATGGTCAGGGTGAAATTGCATTGTGCATCTTGTCTGCTATCAACGTAGGTAAGATCAAGAATGTGGATGAGTTGGATGAGTTGTGTGATCTTGCGGTGCGTGGTCTAGATGCTCTGATCGATTATCAAGAGTATCCTGTCAAGGCAGCAAAACAATCTACAACCAATCGCCGCTCTCTTGGTATTGGTTTCATCGGTCTAGCACACTATCTTGCTAAGAATGATGCACGTTATGATCAACCCAAGGCATGGTCTCTTGTCCATGAATTGACAGAGCGTTTCCAGTTTGCCCTTCTGAGTGCATCATGTGCCATGGCAATGGAGAAAGGTAAGTGTGGTTACTTTGATCGCACCAAGTATGCAGATGGAATTCTGCCTATTGATACATACAAGAAGGACGTAGACGAGATTGCATCGAATGACCTATCATGTGATTGGGAGTTTCTTAGGAAGCGAATCCAACAATATGGGTTGCGACACAGCACATTGTCCGCACAGATGCCTTCGGAGAGCAGTTCCGTTGTGTCAAATGCAACCAATGGAATCGAGCCACCTCGCGACTACCTGTCCATTAAGAAAAGCAAAAAAGGACCGCTCAAACAAATTGTCCCTCAGTATACAACCCTTAAAAACAATTACACACTTCTTTGGGACATGCCGTCAAATGATGGATATATCAAAGTTACTGCTGTGATGCAGAAATTCTTTGACCAGGCGATCAGTGGTAACTGGAGTTACAATCCAGAAAACTATGCTGATAATGAGATCCCAGTCTCGGTGATGGCACAAGATCTTTTGACTACATACAAGTATGGTTGGAAGACTTCATATTATCAAAACACATATGATGCCAAAAAGGATGCACCAATTGAAGATGCGAAAGACGTTGACAAACTAATCGAAG